ATCGCTCCGTACGCGTCCTTATCTGATATCTGACAGGCTCCATAGTTTACTGCAAGGGTTGCATAATCAGAGGCATCTGCAGTGTGTGGCCCAAAGCGATTCTTTACTGCTGCCACATTCAGAGCACCATCTATCGGGTCATAGCCAAGAGTAAGGATCAACGCTGGTAACTGACTGACCTTGCCGTGAATAGCACGACGTGCTGGTGGTCTAGTCGGTGAGCCGTACTCTGACTGCTCTGATACGTGGTGCAGTACTAGCACACAAGCCTCAGTCTTACGAGCCATATCGTGCAGTTCCATCATAATTGCACGAAGCCCAGCCCATTCGTTATCAGTCTCAGCTGCTACGTTCATCAAGTTATCTATGATGATTAACTCCGGTGCTATCCCATAGAGTTCGACGTAGGCTTTAATCTCCAACTCTATATCGTCAAGGGATGGACTGGAATCAAAGACCCACTTGATATGGCCTAGCCTGTCAAAGTGTTTGTCGTAGTAGTGCGAGTTGTTAGATAGGTTCTGCTCCACAGTCACCTGGTTATGACCAGATGAATGAGCAGCAGCACGCATCATTACAGTTGTGGTATCTGTATCTGCTGAGAAGAACAGCGTAGGCACTGCTGCCTTTACTGCATATATCAAAGCAAACATAGACTTACCAGCATTGGGAGCAGCAGCTACCATACAGACCTGTCCTCTACGGAACTTAATCTGTTTAGCAGATAGCGCAGTCCATACGTCAGGAAGAGGCGTTGCCTTCGTGAGAACAGTTCCCCACGCACGTTGTAAACTAAGCAACGCCTTCCTCCCTCAGCCTGATATTACGTTGTGTTCTGATAGCAAAGCGTTCCTTTGGAACTAACCCGCCCCAGATGCCGTGCACTTCTTTCTGTATGCCCCACTCTGCGCACTCGCTTTTATGTGGACACGATCTGCAGATTGATTTTGCCATCTGCATTTCTACAGTATTCATTGACCCATCGGCTTTTTCCGGAAACCAAAAGTCACCGCCTACTGTTGCGCAAGATGGTTCTTCATAGAACCTTGGCTCGCGCATACACTTAACGAACCCAGATAGTCTCGCATTTATCCGGCGCACCCTTAGGTGCTGCACACATATAACCCTGCCAAGGACCCTTTTGTCCTGTACCTGTGCGGTATGACATCTGCCCGTGCTTACACATCTTGACAGCCCCTGCAGCATCTTGTCCTGATGATGTTACTGCAACTGGTTGTGCTGCAGGATAGGACTGAGTAATAGCAGCAACAGCTGAAGCAGTTGCGTTACCGCCTGATAGTTCAACTGATGTTGACTTGATGAGAGATGCAACCATTGATAGGTCAGTTAGACCTGTCTCAAGATCCTTTACATCTGCAGCATACAGATTGATAAGTGTTCCGTCAGCTAACTTGTAGTTGATTTGGAACTTGGTGTTTTCATTTGCAGCCAATTTATTTTCCTCCACTTTGTTTGATATTGATTCTTACAGATTCGTTACCGACTATCTTCGGAACAAACCCCAGAAGTTTCTCAACTTCTTTTGCGTCAACTGTCTCACGACCTTTAACTGTTGTCCAACTGATTTCAACACCGCTAGCAGTAACACCAATGGTGCCTTCAAGGGATGCCTTCAAAGAATCTTTCTCTTTCTCCAGCTCTTTTATCCTTGTGTCTAACTGTAAGTAGTGCAGTGCGTGCTTGTCAACTTCTGCGTCCTCAATCACGACTTCACTAAGGACGATACGTTCTTTTATCAAACCGGTGCAACCTAACTCACCGGAAGCATCGTAGTACTGGCAGTAAGACTTGCAGAAACTTGCATCCTTTTCTGCAGGCGGTAACTCTTTAGAGTTCTTTACGTTCTCCAACCAGAGTAACGCTGCGTGGGCCATCGTCTCATCGTATGGCTCGCTATGTACCTTGACGTCTTTCTCTTCACCATCTCTGGCAATAGCCACAAGGTTGACTGTATTAACTTGGTAGCCATTCTTAGATAGCAAGTAACCATAGAGCTGAACCTGCCACCTCTGCTGGTTGGACGGGAAGTAACCCAGGTTCTTAATCTTGGATGTCTTCCAGTCAATGACTGCACCTGTTGATGGTACGAACAGGTCAACGTGTGCCTTCATACCATCGTAGGCAACTTCAGTTTCTACCAAGTAATCCTTAGCCTCAGGATCGAGTTTGGTAATAGCTTCTTCAATAGTAGCGTGGATAGCAGTACCCATAATGGCTGCTAACTTAGACTGGTTCTCATTCGTATGTGGTTGTGCGTTCAGTCTGTACCAGACCTTACGACGACAGCCACCTATCTCTGATGGACCTACCTCAGTCTGTGTACTTCTGTCACGACTTGCATCCTGAGAATGCAGTACGTGCAGTAGTAATTCTTTCGGATCTTCTATCGCCATCTGCGGTCATCTCTCCACTGCAGCCAAGCATCTAATCCGTATGCTGTCACAAACCCGATAAGGAATGTAAGACCGCAGTAAGCAATTAACTCTTTCATTTATATATCCTCTCTTGTGAAACTACTTGTATCGGTGGGCTGGTATTGATATCTAAGATGGATGCAATCTGCACCGCTCTCTCAGCTATCACACTGGCCGTCAATAACTTATTGTAATTCTTAGGTGGCAAGGAATACAAGTACCCAAGAGCATAATTTCCACCGGAGCCTGCAGCGAATAGCCCACGCTCGGATGTGTTAAACGATAGGTCACCACCGATAGAGAAGATGTTTCCATTAAAGGCTATCAAGAAGCTGAAGTTCATCTCCTTGTTATCAATCTCGTAGTTGCCTTCCTTGAAGGCTGCAGAAATACTAGGCAGTATCTTGCTACCCATAAACTTCGTTGGGTCTTCACCCTTGTAGAGTGGTGGCTTCCACGCGTAGGCAAGGATATCTCCTGGTCGTGAGTCACCTGTGAGGCCGAGTAGATACTTACCCGTTGCGGTTATCTTGGGTGTTTCCACCGAGATGATGCGTTGATCTCCGTCAGTTATCTGCGAGTCTGCTGCAAATACTATGAAGTCCTTACCTTGGATACCTACCAATGTGGTCATACCCAGAACTATATCACGGCGTGTCGTAAGACACATACCCAGCTGAGCCGATTACAATATGAGCCGTAAGGCGAATTAAACAGACGGCCCCTGTCGGGGCCGAGGCGTAGCCGAGAGGCGACTGACCACAGGAAGGAGCCGTGCCAACCAATGTCGGTCCGTCTACCAACCCTGCGGAAATTCAGGTCTTGGCGTAGACCCCACGATGGCATTCCTGAGCCTTTCGGAGCCGATTTGCGGGGCGTTGGCCCCGTTCACGTATGTCCGTGTGGCTCACAGGTCTTCAACGTTATGGCGTCCTTTGATGACTACGAGTTGGTATGGTATTTCTTAGACGCAACCTGCGTCAACTGCGGTAACTTGGTGCGAGTTCCTTGTCCACCAGATCGAGATGAAGCACAGACTTACTGAGGTAAACGAGCAGACCCGTACAGGTGTATGCTCCATTTGTGGTCCAACTAAAGTCAAGGTCAGAGACAATCGAATGTCTACCGCCTCTAGCAGATTCAGATGCTACGCAGTCTATAAGCGCACTGTCATCAAGAACAGATACCCGTATGCAGTTCACAAGAAAGACTACTGTGAACACTGCAACTTCAAGCCAGTCCACATCAGCCAGCTGGACGTGGACCACATTGACGGAGACAGGTACAACAACGACCCGTCTAACTTGCAAACGCTCTGTGCAAACTGCCATAGATTAAAGACTCACCTAGCAGGCGATTCAAACTCAGGCATATTTTAGGCATAAAAAAAGAAGCCCCCACCCAGGATTTCTCCTGAGCAGGGGCTGTTGCCTCGCGCTTATGGGTTAATTACTTAGACCCACGACCAAACTCTGTAGCCTTTGGGTCAAGCCACTTAAGGGCTGGACCAGCTACCGCAGCAAGTGCTGCATAGCCGAGCTTCTTTGGATCTGTCTCACCTGCAAGATAGAGAGCGATTACCGCTGCTGCTCCTGCACGTAGATATGTTGCGAGTACTGCTTTTGTCTTTGCGTTCATTTGGCTTCCTTCTTCTTAGGTAATGGCTTTACTGCTGCCTTTACTTTATTGATTGCTTTCGCCTTTGGAACCCAAGGGAACCAAGGTGAGGTGTCATCTCCACACTTCTCTTTGATTGAGATGTGAAGATGTTTCTTGTGTGGGTTGCTGCCGGTGTAATCACGATTACCCTTTTCAGCTGACCATATCTTGCCATTGAATATTAAATACTTAACGCGTGGGTCTGACTGCAGCTTGATGAAAGCAAAGGAGCAATCAACACCATTGACAGAATCGTGCGTAATGTCTACTGCGTACCCAGAGTTGTGATCTGAGTTTGGGTTCTGCTTTACGTGGTCCTTAGATGGAAGCAAGCCATCGCTAGCCTTCTTGCGCTTAGGCCACAGGGCTGTTGCTTGGCGAAGTACTGCGATAGCAGCAGGTTGTGCCTTCTTTGCTAACGGAATCATTTGCTTCCTCGTTGCAACATAATCTGATAAAGAATTTCTACTTTCTCTTCAAGCCTTGTGACGGAATCTTTGAGGCTTGATCCTGAATTGGGTTTAAGTTCATTCAGGTAGTGCTTAACCAACCAGCGTACGGCTGCAGAGAAGCCACCTAGCAGGGTCATTACGGCTACGGCAAGAGCTGCGTAGTCTTGTGGTGTCATCATACGCTCCGGATTGTTACTAAGAGCAATCCGCCATATCCGGAGAATCGCTTATCGGTTGGTGTCTTGTTAATGAAATCCAACTCTTCGATGAGTCCGATGTAAGATTCACCAGTACGGAAGTCCTGTACTCGGATGGTGTCTCCTAGATTTTCTACTGCTTCAAGCTGTGACATACGAGCATAGGCAGAACCTTCAAAGCCAACCTCATTGTTGAACTTATCCATCTCGTGGTCATAACACATTACTGGGTATTGAATCAGGCGCTGACGTGGGATAGCAGGCAGAGCTTTGACCTGGTATCCAGTAAATAGTGGTCCAAGGGATGAGTCATCCTCATCACGGAATAACTCAAACTTAAAGGCTACGTACTGGTTAGCACCGATTGGGTAGTTAACGTTTACCTCAGGTACTGAATCACCCTGAGCAAAGGTACCGATGTTGTACTCAACATCTTCTGCGCTGATGGAGTACATATTGAATGCACCCTGCAAGGTATCAATGCGAGGCTGTACCAACTTAAAGATTTTATTCTCAAGAGTGTTGTAACGGATGAAGCCTGTACGCAGGTATCCACTAGGTAGCAGTTCAGTTGCTGACTGGATATAGATAGTTCCATCTGAACCATTGCCAGCGTTGCAGAATGCAAGGCGGTCTGTGTCTCCTAAGAAAGCACAGGTAGTTGTGTAGTGTCCTAGCGTGTCATCTGGATCGTACAAGTCCCAGACATAGGCAAAGACCAACTGGCTAATCTCTGTACCAAGATTGACACGGGTAAGTCCTACCTGTCCATCTACGCCAGTAGTAGCCCAGATGTACTTATCACGGAATGCAAAGTCATAGACAGGTTGTGTTGATTCAAAGAGTAATGGGCCGTAGGCGATAGAGCCATCTTGGTCTGAGGTCTGTGCTACACGCATACCCTTACTGGTACCAATAGCCATATAGCCAAGGTAGTAACTAATCTTAAAGCAACGCTCACCTACTGGTAGTTCAGCTGCTGTGATAGCAGATGTCAGTGTAGGCATAGCGCCAGTGTTCTCAAGGGTAAACTTGTAAATGTTAGATTGGATACCAGAGTATCCGGCAATGTAGATTGCAGCACCGCTTGAGGTAATGCTGGTAAAGATATGGTCTGGGTCGTTGTGTGAGTAAACCGCAGTAGGTAGCGTTGTTGCAGTGGTTGCAAACTCATACACCTTGTCGTTGACTGCCATAACAATACGTTCTTTGGTGTATTCCATTACCGCGTTGGCTACAGTAATACTGTTCTCTGTAATCATCAGGGTGGGCGATACAGAACTATCATCAGATAGTAACTTCTTATAGACTCTTAAGCGTGGAGTGCCTGCATTAAGCACGTTGGTAACCCAATAGCCATAGACACCATCATCACAGATAGCGTGTACTGGATAATCTGAGCCTGAGTTATAGTCAATAAAGTGGATGACCTCAGCAACACCTGTACCTACTGGCGATACTGCAGTGGATGCCACGTTAGATGCGGTCTTGGCATAGGTAAATGTAGTTGTAGTTGGCACACCTGTAATGCGGTACTCACCATTGAAGGTGGCATCTACGCCACTGATAGTGATTTGCATACCTGTACATAGGCCGTGCGCTGTTGTAGTTGTCAACGTTGCTACGTTAGATGTTAGCGCCTTGTTGTTAATAGATACAGTAATGGCAGGAAAGACTTTATCTACATCATACTCGTCAGCTAGTAGCACACCATCGTAAGTAATGCTGTTCTTTGTCCACTGGATAGATCGTGCAATCTGCCAAGGACGACCATCTGTTCTGATGCCACCAGTTATTGTGTGCTGGTTATTACAGGATGGAAGCAGTGTTGCCTGTCCCTTGGTCCAGACATCTAAGCCTTTAGACTCTGTGAACTGGAAGCGAAGAGATTCATCTTGTGCTGGCTCAAAGAACTTGATGCCTTGTCCAAAGTGGAATGATGACTGTGAACGTAGCCACCAACCTGTGAGCGTCTGCTCACCTGGCTCACGGCTTGTATCAAACTGATTTTTACGATACTGGGCTGTGACACGACGATAAGGTGAGTCATCTAAAGGAGAGATAAAGAATGGCAGACCAGCGATAGCAATATCGTAGGAGTACCCAGTAGGTGTATAGGTTGTACTACCTGCAGGGTTTGATAGGACCGCCGGTAAGCGTTCCGTAATATCTGAGCCGTATGGCATTACATCTCCTTAAATTGTTTTGTGGTACGCCAAAGCACCGCTTGTTAAGCGGTAGGTATTACTGGGTGTTACTTAGAAAGTGCGGAAATTTCTTCAGCAGTAAGCCCCAAGGCGGCTAGCTTTGCTTGCGCTGATGCCTTTGCTGCTTCTTCAGCAGCCTTGGCTGCTTCTTCTGCTGCCTTCTGTTCAGCAAATGCCTGAGCATCTGCTTCGCGCTGTGCAATTTCTTCTGCTGTCAAAGGACGCTCAGTGACCTCGCCTGTTGTGCAGTTTACCTCAATAGCGGTAAGTACTTCTGACATTGTTTCTCCTTAGTTGTTATGAGTTTTTAATTCCGTAAAGATAAAATGAAGACCCTGCAGCAAAGTTAATAAATGACTGCCAAGCCTGAAATGTAATACTTGTAACAGCACTTGTTGTAGTATTTCTGCTTGCTACCATCCATTGAAAAGCGTTTGATGAACTATTGTTTTCTGTAATAGCATTAGTCATAAGAGTTTTTGGAAGTGTTGTACTAGAGTAACTTGGTATAACTATTTCAAGATTAGCAAAAGTATTAGCTGTTGTGCTACTACCATTCATTACCATTGACCAAGTAAAAGCTCCTTGAGAACTACCAACATATCCGTTAGTTCCACTAAACAAGGTTCCATTATATCCAGATGTTAAACCATTAATTAAAATCTGCGCTTCTGAAGAGTTTGAATAGTCACTTCTAATAGAACATACAAGCATAAGATCTGTATATGTTTGAGGTATACTACTCATAGTAAAAGTATAAGCAGGAGTTGATATTGTATTTGATGTAATTAATGTATATGTGTTTGCCATAGTTATCCTTTACGCAGCCGTAATTCCATATAATGTAAACACACTTCCAACTGCCCAGTTTCCACCGCTAGAAGTTAATGCTATTGATGTAATAGCCGAAGTACTATGCCATACACTTACGCGAGCATCAATATAATTTAAGCTAGAAGCACCGCGACCTAAAACTGTTTTATGAAAATTGGTGTCAGCATATCCATTAAAAGTATATTCTAAGTATTCTCCAATAGTATCCACAATGCAATATCCTGCAAAACCATTTGATGATCCGTGATTGGAACCAGGTGTTGGGTTTGTACCGTACATAGATGTTTGAGAATAGTTTAATGCAGTATCGCCATTAAGGGTTAGATATGAATTTTGACCACCACTATTTGTACATTTACAATCTGCCGCTAGCACCAAATCTGTATACGTACCAGGAATAGAGCTAAACGTAACTGTTGCCGCTGCAGTTCCAAGAGTCTGCGTAGAAATCGGCGTGTAGGTTGATCCTGCTGCCATATTATTTACCCCTTAATTCCGTAGAGTGCAAACTTTGAATACTGATAAAAACTTCCACCACTAAGGCTTAAGTTTATTGATGAAACTGCTGCCGTATTATTCCAAGCACCGCCCCAGAAAATTGATTCTCCGCTTGAGCCTTGGTCATAGCCAGTTCTAGAACGTATTGTTTTATTTTTTGTAGTACTTGAATAATCAACTATTGTACATACTACAGAGTTAGGATCTGTTGTTGATTGTCCCGTATTAGAGGTAAGTATCATTTGATTTTGACTTGTGTAAGAGAACTGTTGAACGGTAGAACCTCCACCGCGTAATTGATGACAAAAATAATTTGCTCCCGAATCAGAATTAAACCTCATATATACATCTGCAACTGTTCCATTAGTTGAAGTTGCATATGCACGTAATTGCAAAGTTTTATATGTACTTGGAATAGAACTAAATGTAACTGTTGACGAACCACCGGCTCCTACTGTTACAGTAGAAATAGATTCATAAGAGTTGTTAGAAATATGTCCAGGTTGCTGAGAAGCAATGATACCTAAAATTGGCGCCATTAGCTGATGTCTCCAATCACTGTAAACGTATTGCTTGCAGAACAGATAATGCTGGCTGCAGAGTAACGGGCACGGAGTTTAGGCGCAGTTGATGTTGCACCGTTAGATGTGATAGTTACGCCTGATCCCTGTACAAAGGTGACTGCGCCTACGCCAATTTGCTGTACGTTGATAACGTCATTAGCAGAATAAACTGAAGGTGGAACTGTGATAGTAATAGCAGAAGCATTAGACGCTGTAACTAACTTATTAACGTCACCTGCTACTAGAGTATAAGTAGTTCCTGTCTGTGCGTTAAACCCAGCAAGGACTGGACCTGTAGCTCCTGTAGCACCGGTAGCGCCAGTAGACCCTGTAGGGCCTGTTGGTCCCGTAGGACCTACAACGTTAGGATTCGGGGTAATTGATACTGACATTAGGCTATCTCACTTCCAAACGCGTTGAATGAACTGGTACCTGTAGTTGAGTACACGGTAACCACATCTGTAGTAGCAAGCGTTACACCGCTTGTGTAGGTAAAGGTTGAGCCAGCTGAAAGGCTGAGGCCGTAAACAATGTAATGCTGGTTAGCAAGCGCAGCGCCTGATGGACGGATAGCAATACGCACTGTATCTGATGATCCGCCAGTGTTTACAATGTTGATACTCGATACCACTGTTGATGTGGCAGATGGGACTGTGTACAGCGTAGTTGCTGTAGTAGCGCTAGGCGCTGACTGTCCTAAGACTTTATATACGGTTGCCATTAAGCGAGGTCCCCAATCACTGTAAAGTTGTTGCTTGATGTACAAACGATTGTGGCAGCTGAGTACTGCGCTCTCAACTTGGGCGCAGTAGATGTAGCACCTGTTGAGGTAAGCACTGTTGTTCCATCACTTGCTACAGTGACCTGCCCTGCACCAATCTGCTGAATGTTAATCTGTTGGCCAGTGGTAAAGACACCGTTAGGTACGGTCAAAGTAATAGCAGCTGCATTAGACAAGGTGACTAACTTGTTAACGTCTCCTGCTACTAGGCTATAAGTTGTACCAGTCTGAGCATTTAGTGTGAGGTTAAGTGTAGATACTGCAGGTGTTGACCAGGTGATACCCATTGATGCAGTTGAATCTGCAGTCAGTACCTGACCGTTAGTTCCCACTGCAAGGTTATCTGGCACACCTGATGCGGTAGCACCTACTACGTCACCCTTTGCTGTAACTAAAGACTTTGGAATTGCAGCATCTGCTGTAGCAACTCCTGCCGTGAAGAATGTTGCATCATCACCGGTAAAGACGTGCTTTACAGATGCGCCTGCAGTATGTGCGATAGCAGTTGTTCCTGCTTCAGCTCGGTCAATAGTAAGAGTATCTCCAGATACGTTAGTTACCCAGACGATTTCTTCATTGATAGTGTCGTAGTCAAGGGCAACTGCGAATGAGTCTACGTTACCTGCAGCAAGAGTTACACCACCCATTAGGGCAGATCCTGTACCTGCTGCTACTGTGATGCTTGTGGCAGAACTGTTAACACCTGCCGATAGAGTTGTCGCAACCGAGGTTGAACTATATTTACGGGTCATTATTCTGCCTTCTTATTTCGTGTAGTGTAGACGCACTGGATAAATGTTTGTAAGTTTAAGTGATTCATCCTGTAAGCGCTGTTGGTACAGAGCGTAGATATAACGAGATGAATTAGCACCTGCGGCTCCTGGCACCTTGCTATCTGCAAGGTCAGATTCAGCAGAGGTGAGGTTGATACGGCCTGGGTCAATGAATGAGAGCAGACGATATGCTGCTCCATAGACGACTACATCTCGGCAAGATTCAGGCAAGCCTGTGACTGCACTGAACTCATCTGTACCACTTGTCATTGTCTGTGGCTTTGCTGCATACCAAACCTGAACTGTTCTACCAGGTTGGATGTTCTCATAGATGTTAATAGTCTTTTGTGTATTAAAAGTTGCAACGTTAGCCATAAGGTCTTGACGCCAGCGATTGATTGGTAGCCATTCACGGCTAGAGCCTGTTGTCTGCCAAGACATATACAGAATGTTGTCTGCATCATCTGGCAGTGGATATGTTGTCTGGCTTGCGTTAAAGGTAAAGGTAGTCGAGTAGACAGCCCAGAGTTTAGGATAGACAGAGTTGATTGTGTCGTTGATAGCCTGCTGGATATTGGTACGTGGGAATGATGGAGTAAGAATAACCTGTGAGTTGACTGCGTGAGGGGCAGCTGATGTTCCTTGGTAGCCTCGGCCAAAGCCTGGGGCAGCGTTTAGAATATTTCCTGTTGATGTAAAGTTGTCAATCCAGATAAGTTCGTCGTCAATTTCAACAATACCTTTAGCAAGGTTTGATGAAGAGCCGATAGGAATAGCAGTATCGGTTGTGTTGATTGCACTTGTCAGATAAGTAATACGATCTTGACGCAGGGTAAAGCCTGCAAGTGAAGAACGTATCTCACTGATAATGTCGTTAAGTGTTGCCATCTTCCACCTTGCTCCTATAGAACTCTAGGTTCTTTACCAAGCGTTCATCATTTGGGTTTATCTCTACTGCTTTAGTTCCGTGTATTACTGCTGTCTTAAAATCACCTAGTTGCCAACTGCTTATTGCTACCAAGTCATCGGCCATAGAACCCCACGCCCACGATTCAGACAAAAAGGACATCGGTTTCTTGTCGTACTCCAGCGCCTTCTTAGCAACCAGTAAGCAGGCATCCCACTCTTGGTTTACGTAGTAATAGTTTGCTAGCCCTAAGATTGATTCACGGCACGGGTACTCTTCAGTACCACGCATAAACCATTCTTCGGCATTGTCTGGTTCGCACTTAGATAAGATGCGACAGGCTGCGCTACGCTCTTCTGGAAACTGTGACAACTCTAAATACTTCTTTAGGTTCTCAGCTGCCTTATCAAACTGTCCGTGATAGGACTGTTCTCTACCGAGGTAGTACAAGTTACGAGAGTCTGGTAATTCTTTAGCAGCCGCTTCCAACATTGGTAGGTACTGCGCACGAGACTTCTCTTTATCCTGCAGGTGGTGGGTTTCAAACCCTTCCACGCGCTTCTTTACTTCTTCTCGATCCTCATACCATTCAGGTACTTCGTGGATAGAATACTTCCAACGGATACCGCGTCTGCGGTGTACCTTGAATCCATCAAACTCTGAAGCAACGCTTCCGTCTGGATGGAATGCTTCGATACGTCTATACGATGGTCGGTCAATACCTTCTTCGTGCGCCTTCTCTAGCACTTGACGCCAACCAGGAGTCAGTACCTCATCCACATCAAGTGCGATGCAGTAATCAAAGTCTGCTGGCAGTAGCGCTAGCGACGCATTCCTCGCGTCATCAAACCTAAAGGGTACGACAGATATTTCGTGAACAGTAATACCAAGACTTCTAGCAAGTTCGACTGTTCCGTCTGTTGATCCTGTATCGGCAAGGAGATGGAAGTCGGCTTCTTTGGTAGAGTTGTACCAACGCTCAACGTGTTTCTCCTCGTTCTTACTAATGGTGTATACAGCTATCTTCAAAAGTCATTCACCTCTTTAAGTCTCAGGTCTGAGTATGAGGGGAATTGTGTTACCAAGTTAGGTTGTGCTACGTATGCCTTTGTATGTTCTGCTAGAACTCTAAAGCAAACATCTATATGTAAGTCTGACTTACTTTGCTCTTCTATAAAGTAATCTAACTTTTTAGGATTAACGCAGTAAGCCTGCTGTCCGTTGCTCATTACCTGTCTTGTCCAGTGTTTATTCACTGGTAGTAATTTGCCCGTATTTTTAGGAAGCAACACTCCTAGGTAAAATATGTCCCAATCTTCCGGTAGCCAATCCATACTTTCATCAAAGCGTTCTTGGAAGTTATCTACAAAATATGCGTCATCTTCAAGGATGAGCACATTGCCAGTAACCTGCTTCATTACTTCTATATGGCTAAGCCTGCCTGCATCTACAGGGTTAATGCCTTGCTCTTTGCCATCTATTGCGCTAAAGCGTTCATACTCGATACCCAGTTTATCTAACTGAGCGCCGAGTTTCTCCATACGATCTGTCCTGCGGTCTAAGTTAATGACCACGACCTTATCGAAGTATTCGTTGACTCTCATAGAGAAAGTCTACATTCCGCCTAGCATTAAGATTCCTGGAAGCGCCGTTGCATCTGCTCCAGTTGGTCCTGTTGGACCGGTAGGTCCAGTGGCTCCAGTTGGTCCAGTTGGTCCTGTGTCTCCGGTGGCACCAGTCGGTCCAGTTGCTCCAGTAGCGCCGGTAGGTCCAGCTGGGCCAGTTGCTCCCGTTGCTCCTGTATCTCCTGTAGGACCTGTAGGTCCAGTCGCTCCTGTGGCACCAGTGTCTCCTGTGGCTCCTGTAGGCCCTGTGGGACCTGTTGCTCCGGTTGGTCCAGTAGGACCAGGTACTGTTGAATCGGCTCCTGTAGGGCCTGTAGGACCCGTAGGACCTACGCTTCCGGTTGGACCTGTCGGACCTGTTTGGCCCGTCGCCCCCGTCGGACCGGTTGGGCCTGTTTCGCCAGTCGCTCCTGTAGAGCCTGTTGGTCCAGTTGGTCCAGTATTGCCAGTAGGACCTTGAGGTCCTGTTGGTCCTGTAGCTCCCGTAGTGCCCGTAGCGCCTGTGCTTCCTGTGGCTCCAGTTGCACCCGTCGGTCCAGTTGGACCAGTAGAACCTGTGCTTCCTGTTGCACCTGTTGGACCAGTCGCTCCAGTCGGACCAGTAGGGCCAGTAGGACCAGTATCACCAGTGGCACCAGTAGAACCAGTAGCGCCTGTAGAACCTGTTGCACCTGTTGCTCCTGTCGCTCCGGTGGCACCTGTTGGACCTTGCGGTCCTGTAGCACCTGCAGGCCCTGTTGGGCCAGTTGCACCTTGACCACCTTGTGGTCCTTGGTCTGCTGAGAATGTTACTGAAACTTGTGGAGTAATGCTTTCTACGACGATTATTGTTGTCATACTGTTACTCCTGGTGTGACTGTAAACTGTCCTTCAAGGATGCGAGTCACTGTCACTCCTGATGTCAGCACCAAGTCGTAGACGAAACGACCAGGTGTAATGTTTGTAATGCTTGCGGGGAAGTTAACAGTCACTCGCCCTACCAAGACATCAAATGTCATATAGCCATTAGCAAGAGTTGCAGTCAGTGTTGACGAAGACGATCCTGTAAAGGGACGAATAGTCATTGTGCCTGTATACCCAGTTAAGTCCCAAGGAGTTGTATCGTTCTTGATTTGGAACTGAAAGTTAAATGTAGTCGCTTGCTCAAGCGTTAGGTTAAACGTCGCACTCATCAAGCACCTTCATCAATGCTTTGGAGTGCTGCGTTTGCAGTAAGCCAAGTAGTACCAGCGATGAGATTGCATACACCAGTGTAGTCAAGATGATTCGCCGGAGTACCGCCGATACCTGCAATGTCATTTAATATCCCTACTGTATCTGTGTGCGATGTGGTTACGCCACGAGCAATAGCCCAGTTCTTTGCAGCTAACGCCTCATCTACATAATCTTGAATAGGTGGATAGGTGCCGCCATTAGCAAGCCTGTTGAGTTCTGCTACTAGGGTTGACCCTGGAGTTCCTGTTGGCACCTTCTACCTCACTTCTTCTTTTTAGCTACTGCTGCGTTGTCTACCAAGTTTGGGTAGGGACGACCTGCTGCCTTGGCTTTAGCCTTGGCTGCAGTCTTCTGTGCAGGAGTTAACTTCTTTGATGTCTTCTTTGGGTTCTTTGTATCCCAGAATGCTTTCTTCTTCACCACTTCTCCTTATTGGCCCAGTACGCCGCACTCATCTTGCCCTTGGCAATATTCTTTGCGTGACGTGCTTTGAATGATGCTTGACGTGCTGTTGGCTTCTTATCACCAGTTACACCTTGTTGACCAAAGCGGATTGTCTTTACTTGATCGCCCTCTTTGGCAACGACCACGTGTGACTTGGTTGGATGGTTTGGCGTACGCTTAGGCTTGTTAAAGCCTGCGACCCCTGCACGTTCTAGGCGAGGGTCTTTAGCCATTTACTTCTTCTTACCCATCTTCTTGATGGTCTTCTTAACAACCATCTTCTTACCGGTCTTCTTGGCTTCCATCTTAGCTGCCTTCATACCCTTTGCTGAGTATGCAAATTCTTTTCCGTTTACCATTGGCATTATTTCTTTCCTCCGACTCCAGTAGAGATTGATTCGTATGTCATATACTTGCGGTTTGATGCAAACTGCTTATCTGCTGATGGGTAGTAGTTAACCTCTTCGACGTTCTTAACGAGGTCTACTCCGTTGTCGTCCATATCTTCCATATCTTTTGGCATTTCTTGCTCCTAGTTTTTTAGTGTCAGGCTTGTGCCATCAAAGGCCTTACCTGCTTCGTTGGATATTCTTACTGCTGCGTCAATATCAGGCTGTCTCGTTGAACGAGGTTCAATGCCTTGTCGAACTGCGTCGTAATACGCACCCAACTCTTTATCGTGTGCTTTGGCAGTCGGAATACCACGACTGCTCGCTGCTCCTGAACTCATCTCTAAGCCCATAATCTTGCAACCAAAGCAACCATCTACATCTTCAGGATGTACTTCTCTGTGCTTCATTAGACTACCGGTGTCAGGTATTCGCTATACCCAGCGTCAATGAGAACCTGTGCTTCTTGATCCGACAAGGTATATGCGTGACCACCAAGGTAGTAGGTGTCAGCATCTGCTAAGTCATCTTGGTATGGAGTTCTGCTTTCAGTAACGACAGCGCCGTTAACTATCAAAGTTACTCCACGTGGTACATCTGTTAAGAAAGATGGAACTGCGCCTGTATATGAACCACCAGCAAGTGGACGTCCTGCAAGACGTGCATAGACATTGAAGTAGGTGCTATCGCACCACGTCTCATTCTGCCAAGGTGTAACAAGTGTATAAGGCATTACGTTCCTTTCTGTAGTGACAGAGGTGGGATTTCTCCCACCCCTGCCGTTGCACAATTAAGAAATTGAAGAAGCTGACTCAATACGATAGAGTGCTGCTTCACGGAGGCGTGCAAAGCCACCCATATAG